GGGAGTATACATATCTGGCCGAAATGGATTAAGTGTAGAAGTAGATTTTATTTGTATTCCATATGTATCATCAATGATACCTGAATTAGATATATCAAGTTGTTTTATATTTTTACCAAATACCCCTGTAGATATCTTATGGACTGTGTCTATATTATCTGAGTGAATTATAATATTTTCTGGCTGTCCTATAATAGACAGTGGTTTAAGATCCTTTTCTTTATTAATAATTACAGGACTTATTTCGAAAAAAGGCTCTTGAGCTTTAATATGATCTAATGACTCTAATATAGACTGCCCTTCATCTATTAATCTTTGGAATAAAAAGAATGGACTATTATTAGAGTCATAAGCTTGATCTAATATTTGATCAATAGCATCCTTTGGAGAACAGTTTGGGCTAATATAAGTACCAATTGTAGCTGAATCATTAAATATATTTAATAGGTCATGGGTAAAAAACTCATCATGAATCTTCTTAATAATATCAGTGCTCTTACCTTTAAAGGATTTTGAAATTAGGTTCATACTATTAATAAAGGTATTAACTGATTTTAAATTAATAACATAAGTCTTTTTATGTATATTAGACGATATATCGATAGACTCAATCCCATCTATTACAAACATATGTTTGGTCGTTTGATTTAAATACTTAAACATTATACTAACCTTACTTTGGCTATTAATATAATGATCTAAGGCGGCAACACCGTCTACTACTTCTATATGACCACTTAAGTCACCATATAATGATTCATTAATATTAATATTCAATATTAAATCTGTTATATCTTTATGGTTATTATCGGAGTGTTCAATCACCACCTGTAAATTAGATACTTTCATTATCCAGTAATTTTTCGATTAAATTCTATGATAAATTTATCGATAATTTCAGGCTTCACTACCCTAATTCTCCGATGGTTATCGTTTTGATATGTTTCATGTTCAATATTTGTAACTGGATAAGTACCATGGACCCTTGGGTTTGTTATCTTCCCTGTAAACTCATCAACATGATAAGCTGGAGCATAAGCCCTACTAACAATAGAGGATGCATTTATTAGATTGCCAGATGTCTGCCCTCTAATAACTTCCCCATCAGCTTTAAATGCCCCTGAGATTAATTCAATTGTTAAATATTTGTTATTGGTGTGTACTGCCATTATCTTACCAACTGCGCCAGAGGCATCACCAATAACGAATTCTTTAATTTCATTACCTTCAGCATCTACTGGTCTAAATAGCCCAACTAAGTCGTCAGTGGTATTACAAGCAAGTACTGCTAAATCAGAATATTTCTTAACACTATATTCTAATAATTGATTCTCATTCTTAGGCCAATCATTCCACATATTTTTAATCTTTGGATTAATTAACATAAAGGTCCAATAATAGGTAGGGGTTCCATATAATCTTTGACTTAATTGTTCGGGTCTTTCCCCATCGGTAATTAACATAGTATCGTAATATGATATATTATCTAATGCTGCAGATGATACTGATACTAATGTTGTTAAGTTTGTTATATTATCATATATGCCATCACCAGCAATATCATATGGTATTACTGTAAAATTACTAAAATAACTCATTATAATCCTCCAAATTCTACATCATCGCGATATATAGGTACAATTTCAGACAAAGTAATACTAAGATCTATTTCAACCGGGTTATTATTTTGTTTAAAGAATGAAGCAGCATTAGGGTTATACGTAACACCCACTGATGATATTACCATTGGAGGTAAATTTATCATTCCCCCAACTCCATGGAATGATACATGAATATAATCAGGGATAGTTAATACGAGTTCACTCTTCTTATTAGCATGAGATGCTGCTCTAAATATTTTAATAATTTCTGCACAATCTGCTGACTCTTTATCACAATCTGGTAACATCTTCCACTGAAAACTGAATGTTCTTAAAGCAGTATTCTTATACTGCATATACTCATTAGGATTTAAAGCTTTACCCATTCGACGTAAGGCTTCATCACCTACAACATTACCACCTGCACCAGATAGACCACCACCTATGATACCTTTAGTTAAGAAACCGAGAGAACCAGCAACTTCTGTAGCGAATGCAGAACTAACTACTGCAACATCTTCGCCTGTAACCCCTCCCGGGGTAGTTTCACCTAACTTAACATCACTCGAAACCCAATTACTGATTTTATCCCACATTGCAGCAGTTTTCCTAGATTCCTGACTATAATTCATACTATCATTAATCGATATTGCTGGGGTCATATACATAGCTACAATCTTATTTAATATTTTTTTACCTATTGCATCGTTTATACTCTTTTCAACGGCTTTAATACTATTAATTTTCTTAGTATCTTGTTTATTATTATAACGGGGGGCATTAAATCCCTGATTTTGTGAAGTTAGATCACCTTTAACCGTAGTCCCACGTATATTTGCACGGTCAGCCTTAAGCCCCTTTAGTTCCGCGGCATAGGCTTCTGGTTCTATAGATCTATAGAATTCCATCATAATAAATGGCTCAGAAGATTCTGTATTAAAACTATAATTATTTCGGTCGTCTATAGCATCTGCAAACTCTATAATATTTTGATGATCTTGTGTATTAGCCTCAAAATCACTATTATATATTATAGTATCTGAATCTTGGCCAAGGGTTGCTGGATATGATAAGAATTTGCCAGTGCCAGATAATGTTTTAGTACCTTTAATAGCATTTGATATATCTCCAGCAAAGTCACTTAACCCATCTGCTATACCTTTGAATATATTTGCCATAATCGAAAAAACCTGTAATTGTATAAGGTTATTTATAGCCCTTTAATAAATAAATGTATGCAGACTTATAAAGGCAAATACAAAGTAAGATACCCTGAAAAATACAAAGGGGATCATACCAAGGTGACTTATAGATCCTATTGGGAAAAACAAACCTTTAAGTGGGTGGAAAAACACCCTAAGATAGCTTGGTGGAATTCTGAAGAGACTATCATACCTTATATATGTGCTACCGACCGGAAGCCCCATAGGTATTTTATTGATATGACTATTAAGTTCAAAGATGGCACCACTGTTTTAGTTGAGATTAAACCTCATAAGCAAACCCAACGGCCTAAGAAAAAGAGCCTTAATGAAGCCTTAACCTATATGAAGAATATTTCTAAATGGAAATATGCTAAGAGGTATTGTGATGATCGTAATTGGAAGTTTGAGATATGGACGGAAAAGACTTTAGAGGGTTTTGGTATTAATTTAATGACGGGGAAGAAGAAAAAGCCTTGGAAGTCTTTCAAACGAATCAAGAAGAAAACATATAAATAAGTATATGGCAAGTCTATTCGATAAATTAGAAAGTGAAGCATTCCGCAAAGGTCTAGAAGCAAGATCTAAGGAGGCATCAAAGTGGTTCATGCAAAAAATGAAAAATATGGGTAAGATCAATATGCATCAAATGCTGAAGGATGATCGCTTAGTTAAAAAGCAGAGGCCTCGTATTGGTGATATGTTTATGTATATCTATGACCCAAAGAATAGATTAACCCTACCCTATTATGATAGATTCCCCTTGATCATTATGGTGCAGAAAGCCCCAGGGGGATTTTATGGTTTAAATTTACATTACCTCCCCCTTAAACATAGGGCTATATTATTAGATAGGTTAACCGCCCTCACTAATAATAACAAGTTTGATGAAACCACTAGGATGAAATTAAGTTATAATTTATTAAAAGGGGCTACTAAATTTAAATACTTTGCCCCCTGCTTTAAGCATTATTTAACAGAACACGTAGAATCTAAGATTATGAAAGTAGAAGCAAGTGAATGGGATATTGCAATATTCTTACCAACCGAAAACTTTGCTAAGAAAAAGAAAACACAAGTCTGGAAAGACTCAAGGAGTAAATACTAATGTCAATACCAGTCGGAATAGATACTTTAAAATCTACTATTGGAAAACGCGGGGGATTAGCCCGAGCCAATAGATTTGCTATTTATATTACCCATCCTAAGATGAAAGGATCTATGGGTACGGGATTACTTAATACTGATATAGGTGGATTAATATCTAATGCCGCTGGTTCTTACTTAAGTGGGGGTTCTAAAATGGATCCTATGGCCTTTGTTAATGACCCTAGAGATATGTTCTTACTATGTGAAAGTGTTCAACTTCCTGGTAAGCGTATTGCTACAATGGAATCATTTGTTACCCACAAAGCTATTAAGAAACCTTATTCTTATATGGTAGATGAAGTAACTTTTAGTTTTATATTAACTAATGATTACTATGCTCGTAAGTATTTTGACCAATGGCAACAAATGGTTATTGATCAGGAGTCATTAAAGGTTAATTATAAAAATGATTATGTCACTGATGTAACCCTTCAACAATTAACCCCATCAAATGATATAGTACCAGCTTATAGTATTAAATTAAAGAATGCTTTTCCAATTGCAGTTAATGCTATAGAATTATCTAATGCTGCTGAAAATTCATTATTGTTATGTTCTGTTACATTATCATTTGATGATTGGCAGGAGCAAAGCTTACTAGATGGATTTGCAGATTTATTTGGAAAAGGGATGGATATACTACGTGGGACAGCGAGTCAACTAAACCCATTTTCTTAAAATTTTAAAATAAACAACACATATAATGGAGATATATTATGAATACATTACCAACGTTATCAGTACCAAGTTATAGGATAACATTACCTTCTACTAAAGAGGTATTGAATTATAGACCATACACGGTCAAAGAAGAAAAGGTTTTAATGATAGCATTAGAATCAGAAGATATAGATCAAGTAGAAGATTCTATTCTACATGTAGTGGCTACATGTCTTAATAAAGAGCCAGATGAAATTTCGAAACTTAAGGTGTATGATGTTGAATACATTTTTTTACAATTAAGGAGTAAGTCCGTTGGTGAAACTGTAAAGGTATATAGACCATGTGGCGGGGAAGAATGTGATCATAAATCTGAAGTTGATATTAAACTTAATGAAGTTGCAGTTATTAATAATAAAGATAAAGATGGTTTAATTAAACTATCAGAAGAATTAACCTTAGAGTTATCTTTTCCTAATTGGGGTAATAATAGTTCATATGATGAGTTAGAAAGTACTACAGATATATTAATTAAAAATGTAGCAAGTGCGTTAAATATTATATATTATAAAGATGAAGTATTTGATGCTTCTAAGGTTTCAATTGAGGAGCGTATTGAGTTTGTTGAAGGATTAAATTCATCTCAATTTTCAGATGCTCTTAAATATTTATTAGATGCTCCATTTGTTCATTATGCAGGTAAGTTTACATGTAGTAAGTGTGGCCATAATAATGAATATGATTATACAGGGTTGGTAGATTTTTTTATCTAGCTCTTTCTCATGAATCACTAGAGTCTCATTACAGACTTAATTTTTCATTGATGGGAGAGTACAATTACAATTTAACAGAATTAGATAATATGCTACCATGGGAAAGAGAGATTTATACAAGTTTAGTGATTAAACAGATTAACGAGGATAGAGAAAATGCCGGGTAAAAAACTAGCAGGGGTTACCCCTGATAAAATGAAGTCTAATGAGTCTGAACGTAAGGCACAAGGTTTAGCTGAGAAGGGTGCACAGGGAATACAAAGTGTAGATACTCAATTCAAGAAAATGACTAAGGTTTTAACATCTCTTAATAAGAATGTAGAAACACTAAGAAATATTGAAATGGCCCAGTTAGCTGCTGACTACCATTCTAGAGGTAAAGGTAAAAAGCGTGACGAGAGTCGTGACAAGATTCTTAATAACAGTGCCGCGGCCAACCAATCAACCGGTGTTTGGATGGTTGAAGCTAATGCCCGAAATGAAGCAGGCCTACGCGAAATATCTAAACGTATAACAATGCTCCACGGTTGGATGGCTGGAGATTCTGCAGCCCAAACTGCAACGCGCTTATCAATAGCATCCCTTGAACATACTGATGCAATTAAAAAGCATCGTTCTATAGGTATGGCCCAGTTAAAGATTCTTAAGGAGTTTAAAATTGATAATATTGCAGGATTAGCGAAGGATTTTAGTCAGGTGGGCTCCGATGGCAAAACATATGATCGAAGAGCAATTTTAGATTTATGGGATCAGCGGTCAACTGAGAAGAAGGAAACTAGAGATTCTGCGGCCGTACGTAAGTCTATGGATGATGAAGGCCCTCGCAAGGCCCATATGATTAGATCCATTGATGAGACCGTTGGTAAAGCTGGTCGTGAATTCTTAGTTGATGCTAAACGCCAGGAGTTAATTGATAAGAAGCGGGAGAAAGATCCAAAGTGGCAATATAGCAAGGATGATAAATACTTTTCAGACACTGTTGAAGGCGAAGTATATAAAGAGTTATTTAAAGCCACCAGTACAATTGTAGACTTTGGTAAATCTTTCGGTGGCTTTGGTACTGGTTCTGGTGGTGGTAGTGGCTCAAACTTAATTGGTTCAAATACTAGATTTGCCGATGATACGGTACGTCTCGATCTTAATCCTGAGATACTTAAAAAGTATCTTAAGAACTTAGGGCCTATTGCTGCAGATACCAACGCAATTAAGAAGATGATGAAAAAAGCAACAGGCCTTTCATCTACTGAAGAAGCACGCGAAGCTAGAAAAGCCCTTAGGCGACATCAAGCCTTCGCTGGCCCACAAAAACCACTAAATGGCAGCGCCTCCGGTGGAGGGGGCGGTGGCATGATGAATATTATAACAGGTGGTGTTCTTGGTTCGGCTTTAACTATGGCAGCAGTAAAGGGCTATGTTATGAATGCTTTAAAGTTTGTAGGAAGAAAGGTACCATATTTAATGATTCCATTTGTAGTTTATGATACATGGCAAAATGTCCAAAAAGGACAACCTATTATAACAGCATTTAAGAATGCTGTTGTCTCCGTTGCAACCCTAGGTATGGTTGATAAAGCTTTTGATGGGGCTTTAGGTGGGATGAATGCCCAAGAGAAATCACAAGCGGCTGCAAGAATAGCGATTGATAAACAGAAAATAATAGAACATAATAAACAATATAATCCAGTTATAACTCCAATGGGGGTTGATCCTGTTGACAAGACATATAAACCTAAATCACAGTTTATTATACCTGGTTCTAGTCAATATATGAATAATAAGCTGAATGTAATTAAAACTATTCAACCTAATTTTCAGCAGATAAAGAAAAACTTAAATATAGACACTATTAATAGTACCCAAGCGGTTATACCTACAGATAGTAGTAGTACAACTACCCAACCTGTAGTTATTAAGGCTGATGATAATAGTGTAAAAACAGAGACCCAAATTATTAATAATTATAATAAAGGTGATAATAGAAATACAAGATTAAATGCTAGAAAGGCACGTAGCGGGCAATAATCCTAAAAAACCCGGCCGAAGCCGGGGAAACAAGGAGCGTTTTGTTTTTTCTTTAAGCTTCTGCTGCTAACTTAGCAAAGTAACTCATAGTATCACCACCATCATCATTACTTGTAGTGGCCACTGGCGCTTGAGCTACTGGGGTTGGAGTTTCAAATGGTGAGGCAACTGTCTCATCCAAATCAACTTGTTCAGCGGAAGTAGTTACTGCTCCGCCTTCACCTAACACCCTAGTCATCTTCAAGTTAAGTTCA